AACGCGCTCCCGGAAACCACTCTTTACGTGCCGCTTCAATTCTGGTTCTGCACCAACCCGGGCCTTGCTCTCCCTCTCATTGCTCTCCAATACCACGAGGTCAAGATCAACCTTGATCTCCGTGCCATTGACGAGTGCCTCTGGGCGGTTGACTCTCTCAGCGCGGCCGGTAAGGCAACGAAGGCTTACGCGAACTCCCTTGTGTCGGCTTCGCTCTACGTGGACTACATCTACCTTGACACGGATGAACGCCGCCGCATGGCCCAAAACCCGCACGAATACCTCATTGAGCAACTCCAATACACGGGTGCGGAATCCGTTGGTTCGTCGGCCAACAAGATCCGCCTTAACTTCAACCACCCGGTCAAGGAACTCGTGTGGGTGGTCCAACCTGACTGCCACGTGGACTACTGCGCCTCGTTAGAGTCGGGCGAGTCCCTCTTCGCTGCCCTTGGTGCTCAACCGTTCAACTACACCGATGCTCTTGACGCCCTCCCGAACTCTATCAAGGCGTTCGGCTCTTCTGATTCGGTTGTTGGTGCCACTGCTTTCATTGACGGTGATGTTTTCGAACAAGATGTTGCGGTCAGTGCTGGCAGCGACAAACAATCGGCCGTGTCGGATGCTGGCACCTTCGTGCTCGCCGAGACCTCGCTTGACATGCACTGCTGGGGCGAGAACCCGGTCGTCACCGCCAAGCTTCAACTCAACGGCCAAGACCGCTTCTCGGAGCGTGAGGGCACCTACTTTGACCAAGTTCAACCTTGGCAACACCACACCCGCGCTCCGGACACCGGCATCAACGTGTACTCGTTCGCCCTCCGCCCGGAAGAGCACCAACCGTCGGGCACCTGCAACATGTCCCGCATTGATAACGCGACCCTCCAACTCGTGCTCTCGAACGCCACCGTGGAATCGGTCAACACCGCCAAGGTTCGCGTCTACGCGCGCAACTACAACGTGCTCCGCATCATGTCGGGCATGGGTGGCCTTGCCTACTCCAACTAAATATAACACACCACTACTTGTGTGTTGATTCATCATATCATTCAAAATCATAAATAAATGAAATACATTCATTTCGTGTATTTCATTTATCCATATTCATCATAATGTATCATAACAAAACCATACTTATTACAGGAGCCAGTTCCGGATTGGGACGAAACATGGCGCTGAATTATGCGAAACAAGGTGGGACCATCATAAACATCAGTCGCAGTGTGCCCAAAATGACATCACTACAATCACAACTAGAAAGGTTAAACAATCAACCCCATTTGTATTACTCCGCCGATGTGAGTGACTACCAAAAGATCCAGTCCATTCAACAAGAATTGAAAGCACAACACATTTTCCCGGATGTCATTGTGCATAACGCGGCGGGAAATTTCCTTGCTCCTTTTCAAACCTTATCGGAAAACGGATGGAAACGCATCATTGATATCGTGTTGCATGGTGCCTTTAACGTATACCACGTGTTTGGAAAAGAAATGATATCTCAAAAGAAAAAGGGCGTGTTTCTTCATGTCTCCACCACGTATGCGACCACGGGATCCGCGCTTGTCATTCCATCAGCCGTGGCTAAGTCGGGAGTAGATCAATTGATGCGCGGGTTAAGCGTGGAATGGGGGAAACACGACATACGATTGGTGGGGATTGCTCCGGGTCCCATTGAAGGGTCGGGTGGCGCGGACAAATTAGACCCCTTGGGTTTATTCAAATACTACAATCAATACACGAATCCTCGCAAGCGAATGTGTAGTCAAGATGAAATCTCGGAATTGGCCATGTATTTGACGAGCGAAAAGGCGGATTACATCCACGGCGAAATTGTCACCATTGACGGGGGCGAAGTGGTAAAAAACAGTGGGGAATTTAACTTCTTCACAAACATCCCTTTTTATGAGTCTCTATTTCGAAAATAAACCTGATATACAAAACAAATCATGAATGATCACTATTACGAGATGATTGTATCTTATTTGCCTCTTCATGAACAACCCATTATCCAAAGAAAGCACTGGTATTTGTTGGGCATAAAGAAGAAGATGACCTATTTGCCTTTGTATGTAAACATAATTCTACATGCAGGGAGCACCTGTTTTCGGTATTGTGTATGTAGAGTTATTGATGAAACTGAAAAATATGAATATTATCAACGTGTGGTATCGTGTTAAACTTAACGCAAACGAAGCACAAGGTGCAACGTGGATTCTTTCTGGATGTTGTAATCCGAAAGGGTGCGCCCATCTTCCAGTTGTTTCCCGGCGAAAATGAGACGCTGTTGGTCTGGTGGAATGCCTTCTTTATCTTGTATCTTTTGTTTCACGTTCTCAATGGTGTCTCCTGGTTCGACATCCAGCGTAATTGTCTTCCCAGTAAGCGTTTTCACGAAGATTTGCATCTTTATATAAAATAGTCGCATTATATCTTTAACTCAATTTATAAATAATATTATAGCAATGTATAAAATGCCACGTCGCAAGCCCGCGCCACCACCTAGCTCACCGTTCTCTTTCTTATCGTTGTTTGGTTTCCATCACGTCACCAACTGCGACAACGACGACGATGATTTTTACTGCTCTTTCATGCGAGTATTTCAACTCTTTATAGCCTTTATCATTCTTGCGGTTATTCTTTATCTTGTCTATGTCTTTGTCTTAATGCCATTGATGATGAACAGCAAGACAAAGAGGGGTTAATCAAACGAATAATCAAATAACAAATGCCGTATTGCTTCACATTCTTCATAATGTATGTAGTATTCGTCCATACATTTTGCCGAATAAATCTTAGAGAGGTCATTGCGAACTTTCTTGAAAGTCTGTAGCGACGACTTGGGAACATCGTCAATACTTGGCCCTTTTTTATTCTTTTCTTGCGCCTGTTTGATTTGATCCGAAATGAGTTGGAGCGCCCGAACACTCGCCATATATATAGTTTTGAGAAAGGTTTTTAAACAAAAAAATTGAAAACGATTTATACCTCTACCAAACAACCAGAAGCCATCATGAACGCCTATGTCAAAACATGCATCAAAGAAACGGCTGTGTTCTTGATGATCTATGCGTTTTGGTGTCTTGCCCACGGTGTTAGCACAGAACTCTTTCATCAGTGCTGTCAACCCAAATCAATGACCGAATACTTGTTCATCCCTTTCTATAACGAGATTCCATATTGCAAGGCACTTATTTGGGTGCAATATAACGCACACAAAACATCACAGCAACTGCTCCTCTCTAGTGTGAGCTGGGCCATGCGTGTGCTCACCAGTCACATGCTTCTTGAGATAAACTATATCAAACACAAGGGAGATTAAATTAAATCGTTTGCCTCATTATAAATATATCTCTTCATAGTGTAATGGATTTTCGTAATCATCATTCAAACAAACGTTTTTTTTTGATGAAGCAAATGAATGACTATAAAAAAAAGGCATCCAAAGACAACGAAAGAAAGCAAAATGAGGTCAGTCAAAAGGACTTGACATTAGATGAATGGAAAGCATGGAAACAAGACAACGACAGAATGATGGAAGCAAAGGAATCAGATACGAATGAAATATTGACTCAGATCAAATACGAAGAATGGAGACTAGAAGAAGAAAGGAAGGAGAAAGAACGATTAGAAAAGGAGAAAATAGCCCGCGAAATAGAAGCAAAGAAAAAGGCAGAAGAGGCAAAAAGAGAGCAAGAAAGAATCAGGATAGAAAAGATGGAGGAAAGGAAGAAAAGAATCGCATTGAAAAGACTAGAAGAGCAAAGGGAAAAAGAAAGGGTTGAAAAAGAACGAGCCCTTATGGATAAAGAAGACAAGGAGACAAAAGACAAAATAAGACAAGAAAAAGAAATCATCAGGAAGGAAAAATACGAGGCACATAAGAAGTTGATGGCAAAAAAGAAAGAAGCCATGGAAATAGAGAGAGCAAGGGCAAATCACGAAAGACAACTCATGACAGAGGAAGACAATACTGGAAAGGCGATTGTGAGGAAAGAAAAGGAAAGAATATGGAGAATAAAGAAGGAAGAATGGCGAAAGCAAAAGGCAATAGAACACCGAGAACGGATGAAAAAACAGCACGAACTCATGGTGAAACACAGAGAAGAAAAACGACTGAGAAAGCGCCAAAAGGTGTCGTTTCAATTGAATTCGTTTACAGGATCTGTTCCGAAGCCGGTTGCAAGTGTTGTACCAGAACCACAATATGTACAAATTTTAGAAAATAATATAGAAGATATAACTATGAATATGAAGTCCACCAAGAAGATATATTCCATCATTCCTTTAAATATTTTCCAAACTTGGCATAGTTTGGATTTACCGGAAAAAATGAAAGATAATATAAACACTCTAAAAAATCAGCATCCTGAATTTAAATATCATTTATATGACGATAATATGTGTAGGGATTTTATTCAAAAACATTTTGATGATGATGTTCTATATAGTTTTGATAAGTTGAAACCTGGTGCATATAAAGCAGATCTGT